TAATAGGTGTTGTGTTGGGTTTAATTCTACTGTATGCTCTATATATCAGTGAATTAATTATTGATGTTGAGAAAGATACAAAAAATAAGGAATTTGATGATGAATAATAGCAGAGAACCCGAAAGTAATTTTTGGTCATGGTTAGGCGTGATAGTTTTGTTGGGAGTCTATATAATGGCTAGTACATTGGAATTTTTTAGCTTAATTCCTTGATTTATAACTTGTTACAACTAATGAGGTGATTTATGGTACGTTTTATGGAGAACAAAAAGGAACTGCGCGGATTGATTAAGCAGTTAAAGGATGGAGGCTTTACGGTAACTAATAGCGATGGGTGGTATAAGGCGTTGGATGATGACGATACGGAAGTTATGGTAGCAATGCCCCATAGTAATGGCTCGTATATGCTTAATTTAAACAATGATTATTTCGATGAAGCAGGGAGACACTAAGATGCAGATTGATGGATTGACGCAAAAAGAGATAGTGAGGGCACAGTTTGACGCTCTCGCTCGCTTAGGGGACGAGAGAACCTATGCTCAAAACTTGCTCTATGACAAGGTTAGGCGAGAACATTTAGCTAATGTTCACATGGAGGGCTTAGAGAGTGTCTATGCTTGCAGACCTTTTACGGAACATTCAAAGCAGGTTATGCGAGATAAAGCAGTCTCATTCATGGCTAATGTTTACGGGGTGGAGGTATGAACTGGCGAATAGGTAAAAACACGCTGTCTATTGAACTCAGGAACGGTACAGGCATTGATATTGAGTTCGTGGATTCTAGGGCAGTATGGACGGTAAACGAAAATGATCCTTTCAGTTTACAGGCTATGCCCTTTAGTGGTACAATAATACTGTTACCGCTACTGGTAATCTCCTTTGGTTATGTCTATAAGACGGAGGATCTTGACAATGAGTAGAATCAAGGAACGCTTGATAGGGTACGAGGGAGGCGATGATAACGACGTTAGACCTATTACCCGTTTGATTGATGAAATGGTTGAGTATGAAATGTTAGCCATGACACTGCAGGAGGCGCACCAACGCGCAGAGGATAGCGTTAGGGCTTACTACAGCACCCTGACTGCGAAAGAGTTTTTAGACCAACATAAGAGGGCTTTTTGCCATGAGTAGATGTAAAGCGTGTGACGTTATAATGAATGATTTCGAGATGAGGAAGATTGACAGAGCCACAGGTGACTACTCAGAGTTGTGCAGTAATTGCCTGTCAGCATCCAATGAGGCAACGATGACAGACAGCCCTATGCAGATCATTCTTGATGACCTTGTAAATCCCTTTGAATTCCTAGCGGACATGGAGGAACAATAGTAGTATTGATTTGATGAATAATGGGTATAACTTTGAATGATTGAGGTTATGCCCTAATTCATGGTATACTATACTTATGTATTAAAGGAAAATATTTAATATATAATTATAGTATTAACCAAACGATCCTTAAGTTATAACAAGTTACAAAAGTTATACATAAGGGTCATTCACTAAGCTAGAAAAAGAGGAAGTAACTATGGCAGTATTAGAAGGTTTGTTAGCGTTTGAAAATCTTGATGAGCATGAAATGTATCAAGGTCAATCAACAGGTAAATTCTCTGTTGTGTTGTCACTAGATGATGAGACAGCAGGAGACCTGTCAGCTAAGGGTGTTAAGATGCGAGAGTATGAAGGTGTCAAACAGCGCAAGTTCAGCACTAAGTACGATGTGCCTGTCTTGGACGCTGAGGGTTCACCCTTTAAAGGTCGCATAGGTCGAGGGTCTAAGGTGCGAGTGTTGTACGCTGAGGGTCAGGAACATCCTGTACATGGTGTCTCAACCTACCTTAATAAGATCAAGGTCTTAGAGGTAGCGGAAGATACTAGTGGAGGGGAGTTTTAGTAGTGTCGTCTACCTTTGTTAAACATGAGCCATGCCCTGCGTGTGGCTCTAAGAACAACCTAGCAAGGTACTCCGATGGTCACGCCGTTTGTTTTACAGGCGGTTGTGACCACTACGAGAGAGGTACGGGTCAGGTTGTAAACGTAACACCAAGTATAACGAGGCGATTAGAGATGACAGGAGTAGTAGCGGCAATCCCTGACAGGCGTATCAGCCAAGCCATAGCACAAAAGTATGGCGTAACGGTTGAGTACAATGCTCAGGGGCAAATTGTCAAGCATCATTATCCATACCACGATAAGGACTCAGGTACACCTACGGGCACTAAGGTTCGCATTGTGGACAACAAGAGTTTTTATGCAACAGGGGAGTTCGGCAATGTTGGGTTGTTCGGTCAACAAGCTTTCAAGGGTGGCGGTAAGTACATTACGATCACAGAGGGCGAGGCAGACGCACTTGCCGTTCACGAAATGTTCGACGGGAAATGGCCCGTTGTCTCCATTAGAAGTGGCGCAAGCGGAGCATCAAAGGACATTAAAGAAAACCTTGAGTGGTTAGAATCCTTTGAGAACGTAGTCATTTGTTTTGACAATGACAAGGCAGGACAGGAGGCATCCAAAGCTGTACTTGATTTATTCACCCCCAACAAGGCCAAGAATGTCACCTTGCCTATGAAGGATGCAGGGGATATGCTCAAGGCTAACAAGGTCACTGGTTTTGTTAAGGAGTGGTGGAACGCTAAGACATATCAACCCGACGGTATTGTGTCAGGCAGTGACACTTGGGACATGATCATGGAACAGGCTGATGTTAAGTCTATCCTGTATCCTTGGAATTGTCTCAATGAGATGACCTACGGTTTCCGCAGAAAGGAACTAGTCACCATTACGTCAGGCTCAGGCATGGGTAAGTCTCAGATTGTCAGAGAACTTGAGCATTATCTTTTGGGTGCTACGGACGACAACATTGGCGTTCTAGCATTAGAGGAGGACATACCTAAGACGGCGTTAGGCATCATGTCCATAGAGGCCAACAAGCAGTTGCACCTAGACAAGACTATCAGCAAGGAAGAGAAGAAGGGCTACTGGGACAGGACGCTAGGCACAGGACGTATCTTTCTGTTTGATCACTGGGGTTCGACTAGCGAGGACAATCTGTTAGGCCGCATACGTTACATGGCTAAGGGCTTGGACTGCAAGTGGATCATCCTTGACCACCTGAGTATCGTGGTCAGTGATCAGGACAACGGTGACGAGCGTAAGGCTATTGATAGTATTATGACTAACCTTAGAAAGCTAGTACAGGAGACAGGTGTAGGGCTATTCCTAGTATCACACCTGCGTAGACCTAGCGGATCAAAGGCACATGAAGATGGTGGTAGGATAAGCTTGGGAGAACTCAGAGGTTCAGCGGCAATCGCGCAACTTAGCGACATTGTTATTGGACTTGAACGAGATCAACAACACGCTGACCCTGAGACACGGAACACTACAACAGTTCGTGTACTCAAGAACAGATTTGTTGGACTCACTGGCCCTGCTTGTTACCTTTATTATGACAAGGACTCAGGAAGGATGGTGGAGACAAGCTGTCCAATGGGCGATGAATCGGAGTTTTAATGAAACAGTTTGTACTTGACATTGAAGCCAATGGGCTTGACCCTGATACCGTGTGGTGTATTGTTGTGCGACAGCTAGGACACGATGATTCCCTCATTTGGTCAGGAGATAGATTACCTGAATTTATAACTTGGTTACAACTGCAGGATGAGTGCGAACTAATTGGTCACAACCTTATAGGGTATGACATACCTGTACTGGAGCAACTACTATCGGCAGACTTTAGCAAGTGTAAAATAACTGACACACTGGTAATGTCCCGACTAGCTAATCCATCAAGAGAGGGTGGTCATTCCTTAGATAACTGGGGTACTATACTTAATTGCCCTAAAGGAGATCATAATGTTTGGGATGTTTTTTCGTATGATATGTTGGAGTATTGTATACAGGATGTTAAAGTTAATACGTTGGTGTACCAGAGATTACTTCTTGAACTTAAGGATTTTAAGCCTGAAAGTGTTGATCTTGAGCATCAAGTACAGGGTGTTATTTCAAAGCAGATTAAACAGGGATGGCTCTTAGACCAAGAGAAAGCTTATCATTTACTGGCTACATTGAAGGAGAAGAAGAATGACCTTGAGGACGAAGTGCATCAGGTTTTCAAACCGTTACCGACATTTGTCAAACAGATTACACCCAAGATTAAGAAGGACGGTACGCTCTCTGTTGTTGGGCTTAAGTTCCTTGGTGAGCAATGGCAAACAGCAGTAGCACCTTTTAGCCGCATAGATTTCCCTGTGTTTAATCTAGGGTCACGACAGCAGATAGGTAGACACCTACAATACTATGGGTGGAAACCTAAGCAATTCACTGAGACAGGACAGGCCATCGTTGATGAGGCAGTGCTAGGTACAGTGAAGGGCATACCACAGGCCGCTTTGATAGCTGAGTATCTTATGATACAGAAGCGTGTGGCTCAGGTACAGAGTTGGCTAGAGGCTGTTAAGGAGGACGGTAGAGTACACGGGTACGTTAATTCTAACGGTGCAGTGACGGGCCGCATGACACATTCTAGTCCCAACATGGGACAAGTACCTGCGGTTTACTCACCGTATGGTAAGCAGTGCAGGGACGTATGGACAGTACCGGAAGGATACAAACTTGTAGGTATGGACGCAAGCGGTCTTGAGTTACGGATGCTTGCACATTACATGAACGACGAGGGCTATACAAATGAAATTCTCACAGGAGATATTCACACGGCAAATCAGTTGGCTAGCGGCCTTGAAACTAGAGATCAAGCAAAGACTTTCATATACGCTTTCCTTTATGGGGCCGGAGATGCCAAGATCGGAAGTATCGTTGGAGGAACTAGACAGGATGGTAAACGTCTTAAGGAAAAGTTCCTTAGAAATACGCCATCTCTTGGAAAGTTACGAGAACGAGTTAGCTTGGCGGCAGGAAGAGGTTATGTTTATGGCTTGGATGGAAGAAGGGTCTATGTACGGTCAGAACACGCGGCACTGAATACGTTGTTGCAATCAGCAGGTGCTATCGTAATGAAGAAAGCCTTAGCCTTGTTGGATGAATACGCAACTAAGTGGAACATTAACTATAACTTTATAGGAAACATACACGATGAAATCCAGACAGAGGTTAGAGAAGAGAAAGCAAAGGTTTTCGGAGGACTCGCTATTAGCTGTGTCGAAGCCGCAGGAATCCACTACAAACTCAACTGCCCCCTTGCAGGGGAGTTTAAGGTTGGAAATAGTTGGGCGGACACCCACTAGAAATTGTATTGATTGTGGTACAGGGCTTGTTCTGGGAGAGAACTGGACAGAAGCTAGGGATAGACAGGGTAAGTATGTCTGTAAACCTTGTTGGCATGTGAGAAACTCTCAACGTATGTGGGTTGATGGTAAGCATATATCTAAGTCACACCCCTTGTACAGAGCAGGACGTTACAAAGGGTTTGAGGAAGCGGCCTTTAGTTCCTTGGAAAACTACAAGGAGAGTGCGGAAGGTGAGGTATATGTTATCACCAACAAAGCTTGGGATGGTTGGGTCAAGGTAGGCATGGCTGTGGACGCGGAGGATAGGTTAAAGAACTATCAAACCTCTTCCCCTTTCAGAGATTATGTGTTATACTATAGTTATAAGACTGATGATAGACGTAAGGCTGAATCTAAAGCCCACTCAAAGTTAGAGCAGTTGTTTGAAAGGAATAACGAGTGGTTCAAATGTACACCACAGGAAGCCAAAGGGGTTTTAAATGAACAACAACAAGACAACGGATAACTTGGTGCAAGACATCTACGATCTAATGGTCAGCAAGGACGCTGATCCATCCGTAGACGTTGAGGCAGAGATAGATAAGTTTGGTGAAGGTGTTAAGGCTCTTATGCGTACAGAGTTTGGCAGGGAGAAGCGTAAGGATAACCGTAAGCTACGCCTGTCTAACATTGGGCGCACCGATAAGTACCTATGGAATCATGTCAACGGTACTGAGGGCGAGGACATTCTACCGCACACGTATGTAAAGTTTATGTACGGTCACTTGATTGAGGAGATGTTGTTATTCCTTACTCGCATGGCAGGACATAGTGTAACTGACGAACAGAAGGTATGTAAAGTTGAAGGAATTGTGGGTCACATGGACTGCAAGATTGACGGTGTTGTTACTGATGTCAAGTCAGCAAGCAGTTATGGGTTTAAGAAGTTCAAGGATGGATCGCTTGCCTTTGACGATCCCTTTGGTTATATTGATCAGATCAAAGCCTACGCTCACTCAGAAGGAGACAGGAAGTTTGGATGGTTAGCTATGGACAAAGCCAACGGACACCTGACCTACCTCAAGTACGACTTGGATGATAAGGATGCTAGAGTTTACGATGCGCTGTCTCAGGATATAGCAGAGAGAGTACGCCATGTAAAAAAGCTAGTGGGGCATCCAGAGCCAGAGTTACTTTGTTACGAACCTTTGCCCGATGGCAAGTCAGGAAACTTAAAACTCTCCGTTGGTTGCTCCTACTGTCAATTCAAAAAACATTGCTACCCAGACTTAAGAGTATTCAATTATTCCTACGCTCCTAAGTTTCTCTGTAAGGTGGTTAAGGAACCTAACGTACAGGAGATCATACTAGATGAAGAAGGTTTTTAGATCGGGACTTGAGTCCGCTCTTTATGATCAACTTAATAAAGAGTTTAAGTATGAGCCTTACAAGTTACCTTACATCATACGTAAGAACTATCTTCCAGACTTTGTACATGAAGACAAGAAGATACTGATTGAGGCCAAGGGTTACTTTAGAGTAGGGGACACACAGAAGTACACATCCATAAGAGATTCTATCGGAGACTGGGAGTTAGTATTTGTGTTGTCAGACCCTAACAAAAAAGTAAGGAAAGGTAGTAAAATGACAATGGGGCAGTGGTGTGACAAGGAAGGTTTAGCACACTTCACTGTAAAGACAACTAAAGAGTTACTGAAGTATGTGAGGAATAAAAATGTCACTAACACTTGAGGAATTAAAGGAAGAAGTAATCAGGGAGTATGATGTTGTTCTGTTGTGTGAAGTGTTGGACATAACCCCCGAAGATGTTTTGGAAGCTTTTGAAGATCGTTTAATTATTAATAGAGATAAATTCACAGAGGATACTGAAGATGAGACTTAATGATGCAACTCCTGCTGATTGGGATAGAGTAGCTAGGGAACATCCTGCGATAGACCCTAATAATAGTGTAACACTAAAGCCCTATACGGACATGGTGATGGAAGAGGCTCATGATATAATCAATAAGCCACAGCATTACAACACTGGCAACATTGAATGCATCGAAGCAATAGAGGAGTCCATGTCCAGTGTTGCATTCAAAGGGTATCTCAAGGGCAACTGTATGAAGTACCTTTGGAGGTACGACTATAAGGGCAAGCAGGTAGAGGACTTAAATAAAGCTAAGTGGTACTTAAACAAACTAACCATTATGGTTTCCAAGGAGAACAGTTAATGGATCAATATCAGCAGTTTATACATAAGTCTCGCTATGCTCGTTGGATGCCTGAAGAGAAACGTAGAGAGACTTGGGAGGAAACAGTACAGCGTTATGTGGACTTCTGGGTCAACCGTGGACAGCTTGACAAGAAGACAGCCAAGCGCCTGTACAACGGAATACACAGCTTAAAAGTAATGCCGTCAATGCGATGTATGATGACAGCAGGGGAAGCATTAGACAAAGACAATGTAGCAGGGTTTAACTGCAGTTATTTGCACATAGACTCACCACGCTCCTTTGATGAGTTGATGTATGTCTTGATGTGTGGTACAGGTGTAGGCTTCAGTGTTGAGCGTAACTTCATCAACAAGCTACCAATGGTTGCTGAGTCCTTCCATAAAACTGACAGTGTGATTGTTGTCTCCGACAGTAAGATCGGTTGGGCTTCCGCATTCCGTGAGTTGATAGCTATGCTGTACGCAGGTAAAGTACCTCAGTGGGATGTGAGTAAAGTGAGACCTGCAGGAGCAAGACTTAAGACATTCGGTGGTAGAGCAAGCGGCCCTGAGCCTTTGGTAGATTTGTTTAACTTCTGTATAGAGGTGTTTACCAAGGCCACAGGACGTAAGCTGACATCCATTGAGTGTCACGACATCTGC